TCCTTGATCCATAATAAGGTTCATATCCTCTTGAGTTAGTTCCTCGTTAGAGGATGCGTCAGCATCAGAGTTGAACTTATCGATTGCTGTAATCGCACTTTCATAGTAATCATTGATAGAAGAATTGGATTCCATCGTACATAGAATTTCAGAAGTCTTCAAGACAACTTCATTTTTCATGATGATAGAAACCGGTAACCAATGATCCATCAGAACCGTATTTTTATTAGTTTTCTGATCATGTTTGACCAGAACTGCCATTGGAGAACGTAACATGACCTCATCTGTACCATAGTCTTCAACATATGAAATCAGGTCTTCACCATTATTAAGTCTTAGTATCTTGATTAGTTCCATTCTTTAACCCAATCTTGTATAGTTTGTACACGAATTGTTGTTCATTATATATCTTAGTTCTTTCTACAAAATGTTGTAGAGTAAAATTCATATGTTCTTTGTAACGCAAATCATCCGCAATATCGTAAAGTGTAGCTTCTGTCTTATTCTCACCTAATCGCAAACTACGTCCAATTGATTGTAAATTTCTTACTCTCGATTTAGATGGAGATGCGAAGATAACATTATGTAAATTTCTGATATTAATACCAGTTGAGAAGGTTCCAAAAGAAGCAACAATGATTGCATCCGATTCCGTCTCTGTAATTCGTCTAATTTCTTCACGAGTATCTGTATCTGTTTTACCATATACAAAGAATACTTTTCTATCACCAATATTCTTGGTAGCAGATATCATATTATACAGTATTTTGCCATGTTTGTCAACATATTGATACAACAAAAGTGTGTTACCTTTCATTGAAACTGCAAGATTTTTAATGAATTTGTTTCTATTTTCATTCAAAACCAAATATTCAATTTCATCCTGGTACGTCTTACCCTTCATTAATTTACAGATTTCGTCATCATGCTTTAGTACTAGGCATTTGATTTTAAAGTCTGCAACTTCTTTGTTATCCATTAACTCTTTAGTTGTAGTGACTTGCATTACAGTACCAAATAAACCTTCAAGAACCAACTTATGAGTTTTTGTTCCGTCTAATGTACCTGTTGTGCCAATTCTATACTCTGCATTGATAGCACTTTTCAATATGCCAGTCAACGAATTGGCTTTGAATAGATGTGCTTCATCCCCGATTATGAAATCGAATTGTTCAAAATACTTTGGTTCTAATTGATACACTGATTGCCATGTCGTAATAGTCAAAGGCATATCAGAAGTCTTTTCTTTGCCTTGATATATCTTATGGATATTTTCTTCGGCAGACCAACCATTAGCACTTGAATAATCTTCAAAATCAGAGTATAATTGTTCAACCAAAGAAGTTGTCGGCACAACAATTAATCCTTTGGAGCATTTATACTTGAGCAATTGTCTCATTATCAAATAGATTATGAGTGATTTGCCTGATGCAGTGGGTGAAAGCAACAATGCTCTCTTGTTTCTCATTGCATGGATAAATGCTGCCTTTTGGTAATCTCTTACTCCAATTGGCTTTCCACGTGACTGAATATCCAGTTCTTCGATAAATTTATCTGCATGATATACAGGATAATCTTCAGTTAAATCTGGACGTGGTTCTCCATACTCTATCGTATAGTTACGTTCCTTGCAGAATGTTTCAATGTACGGAATTAGTCCGTGATACAGTTCATTAGTACGTAGATCAAAAAGACGAATTTTTCCGTCCCAAATTCTGTTACGGAAAGCAGGAGTAAATTGATATCCTGGTACAAAGAATGTAAAGAATTCTGATAGCTCTTGAGCCATACCCCTTTCACATTGTATCTTAACATAAGACTCATTCTTTTTGCTTATTTTATAATCAGTTGCCACCTATGAAACGTTCCCATGAGATATAATCCTTGAGTTGGTATGTTCTACTCTTTAACTCTTGCATTATTGATTCACATATAGAAACGGCTTCTTCGTGGTATATTTTCTTCTCCAATAACTTAATTAAGTCTTTATCGGATTCGATATACTTCTCCACACCCTGTCTTGTCTTAATATTGAGCAAGAAAGGTTCCCAGCCGTATTCCTCTAGTTCTTCTTGTGATAGTGAACCGTTGTAGTATTCTTCTTTGATTTTTCTCATACGGGCATAATCAAAGTTAATTCTTTTAACGGCTAATCTATGCTTCACCAGAATTTTCAAATATTTGTTATGTAAGGTCGGTATTTTCAAAATCTCTCGACCAGGTTCTGTAGAATCAATGATTGAATCTGTGTCCCATAACTTCATAATTTCTTCAAGTGTATTCATAATATAGTCCTAATTTCAGTTTATTTTTTCAATTTCGAAGTTATCAAAACGAAATGTAGCTGTAGCATTTAGATGGTTATCCGCAGATAACTGGGTATCAAACTGTAATCCTGATATAGAGATCGGGAATACGTTCACATATTTGATACGTATTTTTGGGTTATTTAGGTTAGAATAGATTGTCAAAACTGCTTGAACGCCTGTTTTTCTATACTTATTACCTATTGTGTTGTCTTTCAACCAGTTGTAAATTTCTGTCCATGCAGTGAGTTCTTCATTGACCAGAAACGTCATCTCCAACGTTTCGTATCCGATACGTGTACCTGGTTTATACAAATCTAAATTGGGTGATGGTTGAATTACCTCTTTTACATTAGCACCAGGAAGATTTATTTGTTGACAAAAATACACAGTATCTGATACCTCTGGAAAGGTGATCATAAACTTTGTTGGTTGTAACGGGTTTGTATTCTGAGGTTTGTTGACTAATATACTCATTTTATCTCCTATTACTCCTATTTAGGAATAAAAAAAGAGGAGCATTTCTGCTCCTCTTCTAAATTACCACTCTTTTCGGTGGCTATTTCTTGATATTACATCAAGTTCGCGACTTTAAAGATGCGGTAGTATGTGTTGCGCTTAGAGTACAACTGACCTTGATCAACGTTAGAACCGCCAGCAAATGGGTTTGCAACCATGCCGTAACGTGTCTTGAAGCCAATCTTAGGTTGGAATGTGTACTGGTCAACTGCGCGAACCATTTGCAACGGCACGTATGGACAGTAGAACAAACCAGCGTCATAAGGTGAAGAACCTTTGTAACCGATTGTACACAATTCTTGGTTGCTTGTATAACCACCGAAGTATGGGTCAATATAGACCTTGATACGACCGTGCAACAAACCAGCAAATGTATTGCCTGTATCGTCAACTTGTAGGTCAGCAGACAAAGCTGGTGTGTATTGCAACACGCCTGCCATAGCCATAGCTGATGCAACGTCTGACGAAACGATCAGAACGTTACCCTTGCCGCGACGAGTTTCTTTAGCGATAACGTTAGCATCGCGTTCGATTTGGAAAATCAAACCTTTGAAACGTTCAACAGACCAACGCCCGTTAGAGTCAGTGTCCAAGTCGAATGTTCCAGCAGTTGTTGTACCGAACTGAGCACCGTTCTTAGCTACAGTGTAGATAGTACGGATAACTTCGCGGTTGATTTCAGCCAAGATTTCTGTTGACAGAATATTTGACAATTCTGTTTCAGCATCCAAACCGTGAATAGCTTTCAAGTCTTGAGCAAGTTCAAGAGAGTACTCTGCCTTCAAAGCGCGGCTTTGTGCAGTAACAGTAACTTTCTCGATAGAGAATGCCATTTGACCGAATGCTGTGTTACCATCAGAACCCAAGTATTCAGCAGTGCTTGTTGGCATGCCGATACCAGTTGTGAATGTGTTAGCAGTTGTGAAACCGCTACCAACTGGGTTAGTCAGTGTATCACCTGTTGTGTTGTTTGCGAAACCGAAACGGTTTGTGTCTGAACCAATACCAGTGAACTGTGTATTAGCTTCGCCAAAGAATGCTTCTTTACCAGCAGCTTGCATGTCTTGACCGTACTTGGCGCGCATTGCGAAGATCAAGCCAGTTGGGCCTGTCATTGGCTGAACGCCAGCAACGTCATAAGCGATCAAGTTAGGCAACGCACGGCGTACCAAAGAGATCAAGATTGGGTCGAAGTTTTGAACACCACCACCAGTAGCGTTCGAAGGACCGCTTGATGCTTCGTTCAACATGCCCATTTGAGCACGGTCAGAAGCCATAGCTTGTGACTGGTTCTCCAATACCATAGCTGTAACAGCCTTCTTGTATGGATCTTTAATAGCTTCTAGTTCTGGGTGCTCCAAGATTGGGGCCCATTTTTGCTTTAGTTCTTCAGATAAAAACATCTAATTACTCCTGTGTTTGTTTTAAGTGTATGGTTATTTATTTAACCAAGTTTTTAGAGATTGATTTAGCGGCAGCATCGATCAATGGGTCATGAGAAACTTTGTTGCTCTTAACTTCTTCGATCTCAACGCCTTCTTCGAGAACAGACTTTTCAGCAGGCTTAACTGTTGATGGAGCATATGCTTCTACCAACTGAGTTAGCTTACCACTGAATTCTTCCTCGGTCGTAAACTGGACATTCTCTGCGAGTGCCTTTAGTTTTTCTACCTGAGTCTGTGTGAGACCTTCGCAAACTGCTGCGATGGACTCGTTTTTCTTATGCTCTTTGAGTTCTTTTTTGTACTCTTTAGCACGATTCATTTCTTCGTTTAGCTTGTCTTCTA